AACAGTAGGAGCAGCATTTGAAACATTACTTAACATACTAATTGTAGGTGATCCACTATTTAAATTAGTAAGATCAACTAAACCTTCATTAAAATTATATACAACATTATTTTGTACAGTTGGTGCTACTACGGTTAATGCACTACCTGCACCAGTGTTTGATGCATCTAATCCATAAAATTGTAAATTAACACCAACTTTACCAGAATAGATATCTTGATGAGTAGCCCCTAATCCAATATTTTCACCAATATTTACTTCCCCTGGATTAGATGCTAGTGTATTAACTACAGCAATTGATCTACTCCCTATATTATATTGTAATTGTATACCAGCCCCTGCAATAAAATTAAAAGTATCATTAGGATTTAATGAACTTACTAAAGCATTAGCCCCAGTCTGCATCAGCCCAGGGTTTCCTGTATAGTTAACATTAATTTTACCGAAGCTATTAGCACCCTGTATGTTAATATTACCTGAACCAATACCACCAATCATATCCCATTGTGAAGTATCAAATACACCTTGTGTTGTTCTTGTATTTGATCTCCACCAAGCTAATACTTGATCTTCACCTGTAGTCGAAGGATCATCTACAATTACTGGATGATAAACAATATTGCCTATCTCATATACTCTTGATGAAACCCATGGATTTGATACCATCTTAAAGTTAGTATCAACTTCGCTGTTGGTTAGTTCTCTTTTTATCTCTGTGCGAAAAAGAATATATTCTTGTAGGTTAAATGACGTTGCCATTGATTAAATGTTTTTTTATTTATTCTTTTTATTAATATCTTTAGTTTGGCGGAAACTCCTCTATCTTTACATCACTATAAGGAAACTCAGCAGTATCTCTGCTAGTGGTGAACGCTTCTCTAAATGAGTTAAGATACCATGTATTTTCAGACCAACCAGGTATAGCATAACATGGTGAATAAATTCCTGTTGTGTAAATATATTTTAATTCTGAATAGTATCTAACATATTCAGTTACAGCATTTTTAATTAACTGAGATTGTCTATCTATAAATACTTGCCTTCCAGCATTCCGCTGTCGGTCATAAGAAGAACCACTTTCCAGCTTTAGACTAGATGTTACATCCAATGCTCTATATTCCGTTGTAAAATTATAGAGCTCGCTTGTAGCCATAAAGAATGTTATGGAAACTAAATCTCCTAAATTACAATTATTAAGAGGTATATAATTAGCAGTATAATATGCTTGTAGCGCAGCAACATCTGTAAAATCAATGTACTGATGTTTCACCCTATTAAAAAAATCAACCTTAATGCTTGTTGAGGTTATACGATTCTTTTTTAAAAAGACGAAAAAGTCTAATGCTAATTTAAATGTGATCCCTTCTAAAATCAATGGTGTATACTTTTTTTTATATATTCAGTCTTTGATAAGGGGGTAGTCTGTTATAAGATTTGATATAGGACCATTTGTGATTTTGCAATGATTAAAGATTTTTAGGTGATCTAGATTTCGGTAGTTATTAACCCAATACACATGCTTAAACCCAGCATTGACTAATATTTTAGTACACATCTTACATGGTGATAATGTTAGAATAACTATGTAATTTTCTGGATCATATTCTTTAAATTTAGCTATCATATTTACTTCAGCATGAATAAAGCCACTCTCACCTGGAGTAAGACTATCTTCTTCTGTGCCAGTTTCACTGTTTAATCCTGCTCCACTATAAGATCCATTATAACCAAAACTAGCAATTTTGCTAAAATCTTTACGAAGTGCGATACAACCAACCTTTGTAGTAGAAGAACTAGATAAATCTTTAATATTTTCAAGAATCTTAGTAAAAGTTTCTATCTTTATTTGAAGTCGTCGAATTTTGGAATCCATTTTTGTTTAATTAACTTAGCTTTCATTCGTATACCAGCTTCTTTATTTAAAGAATTGGCTAAATTTATATTTTCCCTATCATCATCAAAGAATGTAAAGTTATTAAAACCCATATCAATGAATTTTCTAAAGGCTTCTTTTTTTCTCTCTGCAGTTGAACCTTTGAGTTTTAATGCAGGGTCATTAATAGCAAAAATATAATTAGGGTTAATATTTATACCATTATGACTTAAGAATTGTTGAATAAGAGACGAATCATCACGGGCAGTAATAATACCTACTGGTTTGCCTTTAGCTATAGTTCTTCTTAAAATTGAAAATACCCATTCAATAATCTTGCCAGCTTTTAGTATATCTAAACTTTGAAAATCAGAAAAGTCTAATTTATCATTTGGTCTTTTCTTAAACGTATTAAATTGTTGAGGTGTAAGATCTACTTGAAACCCTGTCTTTGAATTATGTACCTTGATTTTACTCTTGGTAACTACAAGGGTATCATCAACATCAAAAATTGTTATATCATTTCTTCTCATTCTTAAACTTATTCCTTTCTTTATATATTATATCATTAACAAAAACTAAGTATGCTAGATGACTTCTAACAGATAGACAGATTAACAATCGCGTCCGTTAGTATATATATGTTTTAGTACCGGAAATCTTAGAGAGCTACCACCTTGTTGGTTTTCAGTTTCTTCAAAGTATTGAACCGTTACAGTCTTGCCTATAATATCTTGTGGGGATGAGTGATACATTTCTCGTTGTTCTTTAGAGAATCCTGATCCTACACTTACACGACAGCCTTTATGTTCGATAATAATACTGCTTAAACATTCCCGTTCAATTTGTTTACCGTTTTCTGTCCATCGGATATTTCCATTGACAGTTTCTAAGACGGTGTATTCTGCATCGTGGAATTTTTTAACCTTTAGTAGATTATGGCTTCTTTTACCTTCATAGCCTATATTCTTCCTAACCATGATTCCTTCAAAACCAGCCTCTTCGGCTTCTTTAGCCATTTCGGTAAATTGCTCCTCAGTAGTTAATTGTTCTTGTGGTAAGAATGCTAACATATCTGAATTAATATTTTTTGGGAGGGTTGCAATCCCATGAAAGATTCTCTGTGTTAATGGTCTTACACCAGTCTTATTATCAAATTCTTCTAATGTTAATTGATCAAATACAAAGAATTTAGGATTTTCTATTTGATGATTCTTTTTTCGGATCTGTTTCATGATTCCTTGGAAATCTTCATTCCCATCTTTATCAACCATACAGATTTCTCCATCTAAAATAAAATCTCCGCCTATCTTAGAAATTTCATTTGCTAAATTATCTAAAGTTAAAAATTCTTTGCCACTCCTGGAGAAGAATGTTACTGTATTCATTTCCTTTCGGCAAATACATCGAACTCCATCTAATTTTCTAGAACCGTACCAGTCACCACTTTGGAAATCTACCCGTTTTACATTATAAGGATTTGCTAATGCAACCTTAAATGTTGGTATTAATTCTGGAATGACTTTATTAATAGAACTTGTAGATGCACCCATTTTAAGGTCTCTATCAATAATGTTATAAATGATATCTTCATATTGTTTGTTCTCTAGGATAAACCTATTAACATTTGCAATTGCAGTATGCCCAGTACAAACCCGGTTTGCTAAATCATCTAACAGAGTAAAGATACTCCCATAAGTATTTGAGTGACCGAGTAAATCTGAATTCTTTTTGCAATTCTTAGATGTTACTCCGTACTTTTTATAAGGGTTATAAGTATAGTAGAAAATCTTTTGTAAAAATTCTCTATCATCATTCTCATCTGAATTATCAGCATATTTTTTGAGAATTGCAATCTTGTGATTCCCTGATGATGATTGATTCATCTCAGTTAAGAATGATTGCAGGTAGTTAAAGTTTTGTAGTTCCATATTCCGTTTGTATTTGTTATATTATAATATAATCAATTCTAAACGATTCCGGCCATAAAGCCTAAGTTATTTTCAGAAAGTTATTAACAATTCTAATTACTTTTTCTTTTTCTTTAAAGCATCTACTAGTTTATCAATTTGCTTATTTGATAGATTTGACTTAGTATAATTAAAAGGTTTCCATTGAGCTATAACAGCTAATAGCAAAAACACGCCTGCATAGTGCCAAAAAGATTGAAATATAAATTCTAAAGTATTCATAGTTATTTATTAATTATATGGAATAAATGAAAAAAGTTTAATATTCAGTATCAAAGAAAAAAGTTTGAAATAACCTACCGTCATATTTATCTTTACCAAAATACTCCATAGAAGTATGAAACATATCCCCTCTATACAAAACTAAACGATTATATATGTTACCAACCATTGCAGTCATATCCCATTTACTAAAATCTCGAGAATCTATATCAGTCTTTTTCATTTTTTCTAAATCATAACCCCCATCAGCTAATCTTGGTGCACGCTCATATCCAGTTTCCTTGTGCCTAAATAAACCAGTTCCTCCATTAGCTGGTGCACCTGGAGTTAAATACAAAACACCCGCCCACATTGTAGTGTAATCAGCATGAATCCAACTAGAATCTTTTTCTGTAGTATATTGGAATGTTTCGGTATATTCAGTATCCCATCGAGTTATTTCACCAGCAGCATGCCTAACAATGTCTTGTATACTAGTTCTTAAACCAGCCCACCCTACAGGTGGTGTTCTTTGCCCAGGGAAATTACCCACTATATTAAAATCTTGTTGAAGTGCCCATTCTCTAGTCTCATCAGGATTACTATAAAAGTCATCTGTTATTATTAATGATGTTTGCATGTTTAATTTTATTATTTATTCTTGTTAATCCTCATCGTCTAATGGCGCATTTAAAAATAGCATAGATTTAAGCTTTTGCAAATTAGTACATTTTTCAAACTCTTCTACTCCTTCAAAATATTTAATTAAACCATCTATGCTTTCTATTTTGTTTTCAATAGCATCACTCCTCATTAATATTACGTTAGGGCTTGAGATTAAAACGTGATATGATAAATCCATAAATTGTTTATAATCAGTTTGCTCTAGTGTGAGTAATAAGCTCCTAATAAAGCCATCATTGAAACCGCCTTTATTTTCCATCATGTTTAGTTTTAATTTTTTGAATTAACATTTTGTCTTCATCATCTAAGTCTGTAGGTATGTCTACGATAATGCTTATAAGTAAATCTGAATACTTACCTTCTTGTTTATATACAGGAAAGCCCTTTCCTTTAACTCTTAATACTTTTCCATTTGAAGATCCTGGTGGTATTGAAAAGGTTATAGTCTTATCAAAACAATCAATAGAATCTTTACCTCCTAAAATTGCATCATATATACTTATATTCTTAATTGTATGCAAACCTTGATTATCTAAGAAAAATGTATTGTCATTTATAACTTCTATTGTAATAATAAGATCACCACACAGCTCTTCAGTCTGTCCACGTTGTCCTAACCCTTTTAGCCTTATTTTTTGACCATTAGTTATACCTGCAGGAATATCAATCTTTACAGTTTTCATTCCTATATTAATATCTCTATGAGTTCCAAAGTATGCATCACTTAGAGATATTCTCAAAACACCAGATGTATCTCTACCTTTAGAATTAAATCCAAACCTTTGGTTAAACGACCCAGCAAAACTTTGGCTCTTAAACAAGTCTTCGAACATATTATCCGAATAAGCACCTCCAAATGGATTATACTGTTGCTGATCATGCATGGCTTTCTTCTGGGGATCACTTAAAGTTTCATAAGCATCTGCAACTTCTTTAAATTTTTCTTCATTACCATCGGCAGTATCAGGGTGATGTTCTTTAGCTAATTTTCTATAAGCTTTTTTAATATCATCAGGTGGTGTATTTCTATCTACACCTAATATAGTATAAGGATCCTTCATCATTTCCAAAAAATTTGTATTCCAATTAAGCTACCTGCAATGAATAGCGAGACGACTGTTTTTGTGGTAATTCCCTCTCCTAGAAAAAACCAAGTTAAAAATGTAAATGAAATAATACCAGATCCAAAGCCAATAAATCTACCTGGCCATAATAATCCATCATAGTATTCAACCATAAACTTAGTACCATATATTAATATGTAACTAATCGCAGTACCAAATAAAACTGATACTACAAAAGGATTCTTTTTAAACCAAGGCCATACAAACTGTCCATTTGTTTGAAACCATATTGCAGCTTGCCCAGTAAAGAACAATAGAAAAGCTAGTATTAATTTATTCATCTATATGATATTTATAACCTTGGCGGTTAAAAAAACTTAAATGAGACTCCATATCTTTTGCTGTTATCCAACTCGAAGCTTCGGTAGTTACCTTTCCTCCATTTCTTTTATCAAATGCTTTATTTAAAAACCACTTATCTTTTTTTGACTGCCACCAAAACCAAACCTTTTGCCACGACTTAGGTTTTTTCATATAGCCTCGATTGCCTTTATCTAGGTGAGCAACAAATTGTTTATATGTAATATCTTTAGTAACCATTTACTGTCTTGACTTAGATTCTCTAATAGAAAGTTTTTGCACTTTTTCTTCTAGCAAAAATCTTTTCTCTTCTAGCTTGTTCTTCTTTTCCATCTGGCTAGCTATCCTTTCTAATACTTTAACAAGCTGTGGTATATCTGCATCATAAAACTTACGACCCATCTGTGTTCTAAAAAATTCTGACATAATTGTGTTTATTTTTATATGCAACAACTTAATGTTTGTTTACTAAATATATAAACAAATATAAAACTAATAATGAGTAATATACCAAACTTTAATAACTTTGAGGTAAACGAGGCAATCGTTGCAGCAGGTTTCGGAATGAATAACATTCAGAACTTCGGACTGGGTGGTGGGACACCGCAAACAGGATATAGCATGAATCCAATTGCAGGTGTAGTTGAATCATGTTCTAATCATGTAGCTGAACAGGCAAATATGTATGAATCAAATGATAATGATGATCATACTGCCGAATCATATATGAAAGAAGCTAAGAAACATATTAATGAAGCTATGGATAACGCATATGAAAACTATAGTTCTATGGATGAGGCAATGGTTCAAGTAGCTGGAAAAGATAAACCATCGGGTGCTAAAGTATTATCAACAGTTATCTGCGAAGCTTTAGTTGAAAGTGGTTTAAAACTAGACAGGCCAAGTGATTATAAAAAGGCCTGCGCATTAGTTCAAGATGTAATAATTAAATCAACGTTTTAACATGAGCATTTCAAATTTCGAATCATTTGAATCGGTTAATGAAGCTGAGAAGCATGAGTTTAAGCCTAACGAAACAGCAGAACGCTTAAAGAGAAGAGAACAGCAAAATATTGAAAGGTATCGAGCTGCACAAGAAAGAGAAGATGCTTTTGGGATTACATACTATAAGTATAGAATTGCAATTGACAAAATTGATTTACAGAAATTAAAGTTAATGACTCAGATTCACCAGCTTAAACAAAAATACAAAAAATAATATGGATACTCCACAGGAAGATAAAGACCTAGATGCAATAAGGCATTACAAAGGTTCGGTTGGGCAGTTCAAACAAATGTTTGATGATTTAGCCGGTGGTAAAGATACTAATGCATACGGTAGCCCTGCTTATCAAGGTTTCGATAATGTTCACCCTACAAGAGGGGAGGGTAAATCACCACATTGGAATAGTGACCACGAATTTGGAGCACCAACACAAAAAGAGGAAGAAGACAAACAAAATGAAAATCATATACCCTCTTTTGAATTATTTGAATCTAAGATATCTGATGATGCAGCTAAAGCAATAGATAAAGCAATAACTAAAATAGATTCAAATATGTCTTATGAGGATTTTGCCCTAGCGGTAGGTAAAATCCTAAGGGATGATTATGGCAAACATAACTTTGACCCTTTTATGAAAGTTCTTCATAAAGACTTAGGAATGTAACCTAAAAAGGCAAATCGTCATCTGGGATATCTTCATTAATATAACTAATCAGAGTATTACCTGCTGTTGATGTAGATACCCAATATGTAGTCCCAGGAATTTCTACTGTTACCACATCCTCTTCTTTAATTTGAGTTTTAGCTTCATAGATAGAATCTGTGTAATGTACAAGTTCATTGGAGATCATTTTAGCAACCATAATATCATTAACGTATATTTCATTAACCTTTCTACCATCACCCTTTTGATTCTCCTCATCTATTATCTTTTGAACATAGGGTTTAGGGTATGTTACATCATATACTGACTCTGTCTTGTTTTTGTGTACTGTTTTTACTTTTACTGTTTTCATTTTATAAATTATTTGTTACGTATGTTGATACTTTTGCCCAATAGTGGACAGTAGCAGATTTCTTATATCCTCTAGGACCGCCATTCCAATTCCTAGCCATCTTTTCATAAGAACTATTTAAGTGATATGCATCTGCCCAAATGTTAAACATCTTAATTGAGTTAGCAGCATCCTTCCTATCACTGTTTTTAAATCTTTTTACTAAACCTTGATTTTTTAGAATGCGGTTGACTTCCCTAACCATAATAGGTCTAATTTGCAAAAGTCCTACTGATGGTGCTCCTAAGTTTAGATCACCTAGGATTTCTGGATTACCCCCACTTTCAACAAATGCCATTGCTTGTATTAATTCATCACGGCTATCAATCTTTCCATTTATAAGATCAACGTTATGTTCAACTATAATTGAGGTAGCAATCTTTGGTATTGGTTTACTTCCTTCTGGTGATACAATTGATACCGGTGATAAAAGTAATGCAGGGAGTAATAAAAAAGCTTTCATATCTTAATCTTCTATTTCTACTGTTTTGAATTCTAACTTAGGATCTATTTCATCTAGTTTTTCTAGCGCGTCCTCCAGTAATTCTTTCATCTCAGCTATCATATCATCTAATCCGCTAAGCCTAACACAATTATTAATTTCGTATTTGTAGTTATCTAAGGATTCAATTTTTCGAACTACTTCTGTTAATTCTGGAACGCAGCCCCAGCCATCTTCTGTGGTATTTTGTATATTTTTCATTATCTATTTTTTACGGAAGCTATTTTACTAGTTCCTGTGTTAATCATATTTACAACAGCTCCCCAATTGTTATCATCAGCTTCCCATTCAATATCATGAGGTGTATGTTTCATTTGCCAATTGCTAAGTGCATGTCCGTTACCGTTCATTTTAAAATCTCCATCAGAATTCTTTTTGAATTTTAGGAAGTGTCTGTTATCACACATACAGCTAATAGTTTCAAAAATAACTTCTCTTAGATTTTCGCTATCGTAAAGTTCTGTAAATGTTGGTGGGTTGTGTAATAGTTCTTGGTACTTACTCATGGTGTTATTATTTAGTTATTATCATTTCTATGATATTGTTTATATCTTCTCTACCTTGCCATCCAACAACATCATCGTCAATTTGTAAAACTTCACTTGTTGCAAAGGATCCATTTTGATTAAAGATTGCAACCTCGAATGATGAGAATAATTTAGGATCCCCCAAGTCTTCTTTAGGAGCACAGTATATTCCACTGCCT